CCCCCGCCCGGGGCTGCGACGAGTTGCACAAGACCCGGGCACGCGAGTAGCCCAATAACCTCTTTAGGATTTTGCTTATCAACCTCGGGGTAGTAGTTGATGCAAATTTGATCATTCTGCATTGGGTTTGGGGCAACGTCCTCGCCACCCACAAATCCAAAATCGCCGAATATCTCTAAAGCGGGCATTATTTGTACCCGCCGTGCATGATCCAGCCGCCATCAGCGTGATTGCCGCGCGTTAGCGCTCTATCATAGTGCGCAACAGCCGCTGGTTTGGCGTTGAGCGCTTTCACCATCGCCATCGCCTCTTGCGCGTTGGTTTTGATCGATTCCGTCAACGGAAAACCGAACTCTGCGCAAATTTCTTTGGCCAACAACCACTTAAGCATGCGCGCGTACCCTTGCGGCATCATGATCTGCTGGTTCAGAGTCAAATTGCCCAATATCGTATCCGTGAATAAATGCACCTCACCCGTGTTGCCGGGGCACTGGTAGACGTTCAAAACGCCGTAGGGATACTGGTTGTTATACCAGGCCACAGTCGGCCAAGGGCCGTTCTGCGCTTTGTACAGGATACGGGTGTACTGCTCTTGGGTGATGGCCACGTCGAACGGGAAGTCCAAGCCCCCGAACCGCGTGAACCCCCCGGTAATGCTCAAGGGGCGTGGGATTGGCAGATCGCCGGGCACTGTGTACGCAATCGAATCTTGGCCAGTTGAAGTGCCCGTCGCGTTGGCCGACATGGTGACTGTTTGCGCGCCGGCGTTGTACGAAAGCACGGTTGTGCCTGCGGGGATGAGGTTTTGCGCGCTCTGCAGGATCGATCCCGACCCCACCTGATACGCAGCGGTGGTACCGGCCACCAGATTGCTCGGGATGCTTGTTACGCCAGTAATCGTCGGGGAGTTGTTGGTCAGCGTGCCAACAATGTTTGGCCACGTTCTCGAAGTTGTTTGCGCTACCGCCGCGCCGGTCGCGCCAGTGTTGTTGGCCCCAGTAAGCTCCGAGTTCCAAGGGTTGCCCACTGTGTATATTTTTTGCTGATTCGTCCAGCTCAAGAGCCATTCGTTTGTGCCGTACAGCAGCTGCCTATCCGTGCTGAACGAGTCCAACATGTCGTTAAGCGTGTCGAGGCAGTCTTGCGCGTCGGGCGGCGCGATGGTGTCGCCTGACTGGTAAGAATTGACCCTGCGCAACGCGCCTTTTATGAGGTCCAGCGCGGTGGTAGTGCTCACGATCCGACACCTCCGAAATTAGCTACGCTGACTGGGTACGCCGACACCGTGAGCGTTGCCGCGGCGTTGGCAGCCAGCGTGGCGCCCGCGGCGGGCGTCTGCGCGGTTACAAAACCCGGTTTTGCAGTTGTGGACTTACGCCAAACCACAGTAACCGGGTCCGCCTGGAAATAGCCTAACGGGATCTGCCGCACGCCAGCCACAACCATCGCCGTTAGTGCGTCAGGCCATTCAACGCCGACAACGTTTGGCATGGTCGGCATGTGCGGTACCCCTTAAATAGGCACTTCTTCCCAACTGAAAGACGCGCTCATAGACGCCGCACCGGACGCGGTTGATGTGAAGATCGCGGCGTACCCGCCGGGGGGTAGGACAATCGTGCCTTCCATATCCGCGATCGTGCCGCTGGCGGGCGCTGTCGTGATTGCGCCGGTTAGGCCGGCGAATAGGACAGTATCGAGCACCGGCGCGGTGGGCAACGTGGCCGCAGAGTCCAACAGACCATAGCCAACAGCCCCATCCAAACGCTTATTACGCACTACGGCCGGCGTGGTGTGCGTGACGTTGGTGGATGCGTTGTAGCCGGTCATGATGCCGACAGATGCCGCTGCCGTGAATGCCACCAAGAACGCCACGCCTACCTTATCGATCACCAAATTCACGGGCGACGTGACGGGATTTGATAGGCACAGGCCGGTGTACGTGGTGGCTACACCGACGGTCGTTACCTGCCCTGTGATTGAACCGCCAAAACGTTGTTTACGATATGAGGATTCATAGTACCGACCGTGGAGCTCGGACACCATAGCCTCACCTTGCTTGCCGGCACGTAGGGCTACTGGGGCTGATGCATCCTGGTTGTTTTGTACGCCTGGAATTGCTTGGATAAGCATAAAAGTATCCTTTTAAGTCGTCGGATATCCGAAAATGTCAGGTGATGGAAACAGCGGGGCATATTCAACCCATTGCCCCATCGCAGGCTGTGCGCTGGATCCCGTCCAAATGAACGTTGTACCGGTATCGTATTCGTAAAACTTGCACGAAAACTCAACACCCGCCGACGGTTTGATGTCGGTAGACAACCCAATAAACATCGTGCTGGAGATAGGGCCGCTGGTTATCATTAATCCCTCGGCTCAACATCGATTTGTACGATACCGATTGCGGCAGTTGTCGTGCCGGTGAATATCACCGCCACAGTGTCCCCAGCCTCTAGAGCCGTCACGGCTGGGTCCTGCGTCAGTGCGAGCTGTTGCCGAACGTTTACCGTGCCTTTGAGGTTGTAAGTCCCCGTATGCAACAAAGTGCCGCTTGCAGCCGCCACGCCGTCCACGCATTTGTAGAAGCTGGCGGTAACTGCACTGCCGTCCGAGCCAACAACCGTTGTCACGCCCTGGATGCCGACAATGCGTAGCTTACGCGACGCAATGAAGATCTTAAATGTACTGCCAGGGGCGTTGTAGGAAAAAACCTCAGGCCCCCGCGCATACTCGGACTGTAAAACCCCAAGAGCTTGGACCATGGTTTACCAATCCAATTGATTACCGGAAGCCGGGGCCGTCCAGTTTGGTTGCACGCGGAACACAGTTACGTTGTAGGGCGAAGCTGCGGTTCCGGCTGCGGGCGTCGGCGTACCCGCCGTGGCCAGGAATTTGATGGCCAGGGTGTCTGTAGCTGACACGCGGGCATCTAGGATGCCTACAGCCGCAGTCTGCGCGCCCGCCTTGGTGACCACCACAACATCCGTTGTCAGCAAGCCTATCGCGGGGTAGTACTGTGTGGTGCTTGCGGTCGCAGCGGTACCGACAAAGGTCTGTTCACCGATTGAGGGGCCGGTGGACAACGCTGCAGGGGTCAGGGCTACCTGAAAGGTGCCTAATTTCCACAGGTTGCCAACGGGGGATTGAACGGTGTCAGGCAGGACCGCAGGGTTAGGCCCTGGGTTAGAGCCTGACACGTTTGTGACAGATACAAAAGCCATGCTATTAGCTCCTTAGCCGGAAACGCGGGCTGCAAGTGAACGATAGAGCGACGCGAAGCCGTAGGCCACGTCGATCCGTGTAGGCTCCGCGTCGTTGTTGATCGTGTACTGCGTAACGATGCGCATTGACAGGCCTAGGTCGTCGTCATATGCACGGCTGGCCTCCACCGAGGTGCGCGGCAACGGCAGATCGACGAAAGCCAACGCGAAAGCATCGCGGTCGAAGTACAGGTTTTCCGTCGACGCGGTGGCCGAGGCGGCGCCGCCGTTGACGGTCACCGCGGGGGTGCCCGTCCAGGCGGACGTAGTGGACACGTTTTGGAATTGCCCACCTGTAATGATGCAATCCGCAACAGTCAGAGCCAGCGTGCCGGAGCCTGAGGAGGTGTATAGGCCAGTCGACGCGTTGAACGTGCCGGCTGCCAGGGTGGCGGGTGCGAACTGCGGGCCGCCGGGAGTCGCAACGCCTGACATTTGAGCGTAGCCGCCGGGTGGTAGCACGACAAACTGTTTCAGCGCATTGCCGTAGCGCGCGCGGTTTTGCGGGTTCGCAGGGTACAGGCCCGCAACTTGGATCGTGTCGCCGACATAAAGCTGTGCTGCCGTGTTCGTCAAGCCCGACAAGTTCAACACACCCGACTGTGCCCAACCGGATGTGAGGATTGCGGACCCGCCGGCGGCGGTCGTGATGCCCGCGAGAACCGGGGTGCCCGTCAGCGTGCCGGTGGTGTAGTTAGCGATATTTTGATCTTCGAACCAGTCAGCGCCAGCCGTCTTCTTAGCGATCATGCCCATTTCGAGCTGATCGCCAATTTGCGCTTGCGGGTTGAACAGGCCTTTTAGGCTGTCGGCCATTGAGGAGTGTGCCAACGGATGCAGCACAGCGGTAGGCGTGCGGCCCTTGGGCATACCTTCAGACGCGAGAATAGCGCGAGCGTCGGAAAAATTCTTAAACGCGGTCGGGGTCGTGCCGGGCGTGCCAACACGGTTTGCAGTATTCTGGAAAGCGAAATAGGCACCGTCCGAATCGATCCGGTTACCAACGGCTTCACAGGCGGGATTAATAAAGCGCTCACTAAAATCGTCAATGTCCAACAACATGTTTATGGTGTTGAACTGAATATCGACGTGGAACTGATATAGGATGTTCACAGGCATGTAGTTTTCGGCGCTGGGCTCAACATTGAGCGCGGGGCCGAAAGTGCCTAGATAACGTGGAGGCAAGCGAACGTTACACGTTCCGCCGATTTTCTTGCCCTTTTGGCCGAATTCCTTATCGTACTGGCGATTGAATTTGTCAGTCAGTACGCAGGAATTGGCGAGAACCGGGAGCGCCCGGTTCGTGATCATCGAGATAGTTAGGAGTTGATTTGCCACAAAGCACCCTCAAACGCCATGTAGGCGTATGGATTCGCGTTTCCGCAGGTGCTTTGCAGGTGGTCAATGCCGTTTGCGTGCGTGCAGGTTGACTTTCTTGTCACGCTGGTACCGTTCGATCATTTGCCGCGTGTTCATTTCGCGTATGTCGGGGTCTACCTGCGCACCTTCACCGCCGCTGATCGGCTTGATAACCGGCGCATCACTGCGGGTCTTGTTGCTCGGGCTAAATCCCGTGTCCAGTGTGCTCGACGTGGCCTTGACGGCTTTATCGTTATCTGACTTGTCGTCAGCTTTCGAAGCGCTTGCCCCGAATGGTTTAAGTGTAGCCTCAATACGGCCAACTTCTACCAGCTGTTTGGCTGGGCTGAGTGATACCAGTTTGGCGGCGGCTTCTGGGTGCTTCGCCAGGTGGTAGCCCAGCTCCGCAAACATATCAGACTCCTGGATGTAGGCCACAACGCCCTGGGGGAGTGGGGGCATATTGTCAGTGACGCGCTCAAAATCCGGCACTAGCTCTGCCGCACGTTGGTACATCTGCTGCACTTGCTGCTGACGTGTGCGCGCTGCGTTCTCGGCTTCGCGCTGACGTATCCCTTGGTCGACACCGTACTTGATCTTTGCGTCGATATATTCGGTCTCCGTAGCAAAATTCTCCCGCTGCGGTTCAACATCTTCGACCTTGGGCGCCGGCTTGTCACGCGACTTCACCGCGTTCAGCTCACGCTCAAGAGCTACCGCGCGGGCTTCGGCCTGCGTCTTTTCACGGTACTGGTGCGCGGCGAACTCCTCGGCTTCCATAGCCTGCCGGTGCTTTTTGCCGATGGCCTTCAGCACCTTGGCGCTCAGCTCACGTTTTTGGCGTGCAGTAATGCCGTCATCGTCTTCAACGTCATCCGCGTCTTCAGTGTCGCCCTCAGGCTTGGGCTCATCTGCTGGCTTTTGTTCGTCGGCCGGCTTGTCGCCTTCGGGCTTTGGCGCATCGGCCGGCGGTTTCGCAAATGTTGTTTCGGGGGCTTCAACGCCCGCTTCGGTGAGCATTGCGGCGAGGTTCGAATTGTCAACAACGGTAAGTGCCATTTACTGTGCTCCTGTTGGGTCTTGGTTGGGTTCCTGTGCGGACTTTTGCATGATGCGATCCGCAGCCGCTTCGCTAGTTTCGAACTGCCTATCAAGCTGCGCCTGGTGTGCGCTGTGCATCAGTTGATTCGCCAGTTTGTCCGATTCATGGCCTCGCTCGGCACGCGAGTCGATGAGCTTGCTTGCGGCGTTGATCTCTGCCGTATCCAGGCGCGTGCGGTCGCGGCTGTCGGTGTCGTGGATCCTTGTGCGCGCATCAACCTCAATGCCGTGCGCTTTGACGGTAGCCTCCAGGTGCGCTTTCGTGAGCCCATACTTAAGGTCGCCTTGCAACTTCTCGTTTTCCTGCCGCAGTGCTTGCAGCTCTTTTTGCAGCGCCTGAACGATGTTCTTAGCTTTGCCCGACAATCCCTCCACAACCTTCTGCAGCCCATCGGGTGTCGAGGCCATGAGCCGATCCGCCAGCTCTTGCATGTATGGGTGATCTATCGATCTAAACACCAAATCGGGGCCGTTTTTCGCAATAATCTCCGCTAAAGGCCCTACGCGCATTAGGTCTATTAGGTTTTCGGCACCTTCTTCGCGCTTGGTCTCGTACCCGGGGCCGGTATCCATGACCACATCATAAACACCTACCGATAAATCGTTTTTGATCCTTGACACTGCGGCGTCGGTGTCGGACTCTGCCTCGCGCTGGTTTATGTTGACCATCGAGGGGGTTGAATCTTCGCCAATGATGCGCTGCATGCGATCTTCGGAAAAATACACCGGTATCCATTCAACCATCACGCGCCAACATTGCGCGATGGCTAGGGTCTGATTGTCGTAGTACTGATAGTGCGATTGATCAGACAAAAACTGTCGGCGCTTGAGCGCGCGGCCTGACACAACCTGCCCTTGCGCGTCTTGCCCCGGCTCTTGGGGCATGCCGGCCAGGGCCATGAGGTTTGAGCGCATGCCGCCGACGAACTCACTAAAACCTTGCTCTATTTGTGCGGGGGCTTGGCGTTGCGGCGCAGGCAGCAGTACAGGACCCGCCGAGCTTTCAACGATCACGGGCTTGATGGTAAGTACTGGGTAGTTTTTGAGATTCGCATCGTCCCATTCGGGGTGCCCGTCTAGCTGGCCTTCCCACGCAACCCACGGCGCCTTAGGCGCAAGCCCAAGCCGCTTGATCTTGGCCACCTCACCGTAGTTGACCATACGGGCCGCGTCGATCATGGATTCAACCATGCCCCGCCTACGCACCTCGCCGCCGATATCCTTGGCTTTTCCTTCAACTCTGAAAACAGGGATGTAACTGCCCGGTATCTGCTGGCGTTCGATCACCTTCAGGCCATTCAGGCGGAACCATTCGACTTGACGCTTTGTCGAATCGCGCTCACCGTCGACGCGCAAGCCGCGTTCAGCCAGCATCGCTGCGGCTTCGTCTATTGTGTACAGATTGCCGGTTGTTGGGTTGCGTGGCATCTCGCTCAGATACTTGGTGAACTCCTCGCCTCCCTCGCCACGGATCAAGTACAGCTTTTCTGGCTTCTCACGGATGCGGAAATACTCAGCAAGCCGGATTTCTTCCTTGTCATCCCAATCCCGGCGCAGCTCGTCTATGCCCTGATCATGCCATCCCGAATTGGACGCGTTTGGATGCCGGCGTTTGTACTCCTGCCTCTTCATCTTTACGGACAAAATGCACCAGTTTTGGTCACCGCCATGCGGCATGATCGCGGACGGATCCATGCTGACGGTGAACTGATTTCGAATGGGGAGAATGCGCAAGTCTTTTTGGAAACTGCGCGGGCTCACGTACTCTGCAATGAGCCTGAAATAGCCAAAGCCGCCGTCGAGGGCTTGAGCCGCGGCAGTGTCATATGCTATTGAGGCCTCCGAACGCACTTCGATATGCCGGCCAATACCGTTGATGATTTCCGCGATTTCAACGTTCGCGCCGTCGCCTACCGGATGTACTTTCCCGCGCGGGCGCTGCTGCCTGATGTTGTTTTCGACGCGTTCGACCATCGCGTCGGTAAGATTTATGGTAAGTTCGATTTCGTCTTGGCTTACGTTTGGGTCTGGCTCCCACTGCTCGCCTTCGCGGAAAAGGATCGCTGCTTTCGCACGAGTGCGGTTGTCGTTGTCCGCGTCGTCGGCGATCCGTAAGCGGTCGCGCGCCTCTTCCCATATGTCTGTTTCGGTTATCGCAGCAAATTCGCGGTCCTGCTCAGTGCGTGTGCTTTCTTGCGTGCTCATTTGGTGTCCTGATCTTTGACTTCTAACGCCTGCTCACGGGCTGCCTGTACCGCATCGTCAATTGTTTGGTGCACATACCCCGGGCCGAACGGCGGCAAAACTATCGGCGGTATTGTCAGCTTCTCCAACTCTAGCAACTCTTCGGACTTGTTCAGGGCGAAAGCGCCTTGAGGTAGTGCGGTGGTCATGATCTCATCCAACTGTTCGGCCCGCGTGGCCGTGGGGTTATTCGTGGCGGGGGCGGCACCTCCTCGGGCTTGGTCAGCTCGGGGAACAGATCGCTAAACGCCCAGATCATGGCGTCAGCGCGGTTGGGGCTATTCTCGCCCATGTAGCCGTGGGTCGTGAATGCGCATAGCTCGTCTTCAAGCTCGCGGAAAATGCCGGCGAAGCGTATTTTGCCAGCCTCAACCAGGGCCGATATGGGCTCGGCCCTCACCACTTTGCCCCGGGATGCTGTTACCGGCCTGAAGGGCGTGCGTGGACGGGCTGCGTGGATGGTTGAACGCACCATTGCGCCGCCGTAGTTCATCTCGGCAACAACGCGATCTGCGCTGTGCCTGTCGAATGCGCCGGTGGCGATCTTGCCCCATTTTTCCGGGGAGACCTTGCACGTCAGATCTTCCAGGACGTAGCCGTTACCATCAACACCAAGGCCGCATACAACGATGCCGATTTCGTCGTTTTCGATGTTGTCGGTGTCGTCAGCCCCTGACGGGTCCACCGCGACAACAATGCGCAGCATGTCGGGCAATGCGTCATCGATATTGCGCCATCGCTCAATCCACTCGTCTTGAAACAGAGCGTTAGGTGAGGCATCACGGAACTCACCATCGAGGAAACGCTTGCGCAGTCTTTCAGGAAGCGCTTGCAACGTCTTAATGTAGCTGTCAGCGAGGTTGACTTTGTTATCGAAGGGGTTGATCTTGAAAAAATCGAAGTCTTCACGAGGTAGCAGCTGGCGGGATTCGGGATCTTCGAACAGTTTGAACATCTTATATGTCCAATGCCCCTTGTCCGGCGGGTTTTCATCGTAGAACATTTTCAGGCGTAACGGCTGCCCAGTTGCGCGGTCTATCACGCGCTGCGCTAAGCGTGTGACTGCCATGTTGCGGGCCGTGTAGCTTATCTGGCTGCACTCGTTCAGGAAGATGGTCGCGTACTCATTGCCTAGGATCTTTTCGACGCGCCCCTTATCGTCCAGGCCACCGAACCACACCTCGGCGTGCCCGGGCAGCGTGGCGTACAGCTCGCCTTTGTTCAGATCGTATGCAACATCGGGAAAGCACTTTTGCATGACTGTTGGGAACGTGTCATGCACGATTGATTGACGCACGTGGCCGAGTCGGAACCGCAAGATAGCATGCCGGCTGTGTGGCGCCTTGAGTGCGCGCTGCACGATCTTGCGAACGATTTGGAACGTCTTGCCGGAACGTGACCCGCCGGCCAACATCACGTGCGTGGCTGGGCCGTTTAGGATTTCCTGGGCCTCTTGCTGCTTCGCGGTTAGGGTGAACTCAGCCATGTTTACAGTGTGGCCAACGTCAACGCGGATTTTTCATCAGCCGATTACCCAATGTGCTAATTGCGCGCGCCGCGTCTTCTTCAGACACGGCCCCATAAATACGCTTTTCTTCCTTCGAGTCACGCGGGAATCCACCCAAACCAATCTGCATTTCATAAATTGCCGCTTCCTGTACCGATGGTGGGAGCTTCTGGAGGGACGCAAGCATGCGCTCGCTTGCTTCCTTGAGGGTAATCAGTCGATTAGCCATGGATATCACTCCCCGTCAGGTTGAGCACCACCGGCGCGTTCGGGTCGCCTTTATGCGTCTGCTCGACCTTTTCACCCCACTTGCTCGGGTTCCACTTGGCCAACAGCTTCAGCCGGGTGTCGATCTGCAGGCGGCGATGACCAAGCATGTCCTCCTCGCGCGCTTCCGCCAGTTCACCCCCGCGATATGTCTTGACAATGCCGATTGCGGGGGTGTCCGCGATCTCTAGGCACTCAGACGCGATAGCCTCCTCGCCGATCTCACGCGCGATTGCGAAGCGGTCTTTAAAATCCGTATGCACCTGCCGCCATTCGTATATTGTCGTCCAGTCAATGCCTACCTCACGGCAAATTTGCCGAAGCGGTTTGCCGTTTGAAAGCTCCAGGCAGACGTGCTCTGACAGTTCAAACGTGTAGCGGCTGGGTCGACCTACGGGCTTTGCGCCTTCGGGCTTGTCAGCGGACTTCTTGCGTGCCATCTTCGCCCCTCGGCTTGATCCAAATGATCGGCTGACGGTACGGCACGCCTAACAATTCTTGGCACGCGTACGTTACCGGTGTGACGTTTATCACCACGACTTCGACAAGAGGATTGCTCTGCTTTTTCATCCGCGTGCCCTTGGATCGTAGCTTTGCTTCATGTACCACGCGCTAACAAAGTTTTGTAGCTCAAAGCTGTTTGCAAACCGCATTGCGCGTTCCGGGTGTTGGTTATCGTATTCCTCCGGGTGTAAGGTGACCACGTAGTCAGCGCCGGAGTTGCGCACGTTCAGCAAGGCACCTTTACCCCAGTGCGCTGGGTACTTTGGCGCTGGACCGTCCGCCGTCGGTGCGATCTCAACAACGGGTTCGGGCGCGGCGGCTTGTTCTCTGGCGTAATCAGGGGGCGCAGCGCGCCGGATGCGGCTAGATGGTTGCACGTTGGCACTCCTCGCGTGCTTGCTCAGCTGTCAGGCCGTCCACAACGCCAGACACATCACGCTCACTGCAAATCAGGTGCTTCACGTCACCCCAATAGAACGTTTGGAAGCTGTAACCTTTGTGGCCGTAGCCTCCAAGCTCCACCACATCCCCTACCTGCACTGTGGTCGGTTGGAACACTTCAGAGTCCCACATCTTGGTGCGCCGGTGCTTGTCCGGGTGGTCGTACATCTTGGGATAGTGGCCCGGGCCTACTGCTTTGACGATGCCCCGCAACGGCTGCGTATCCTCGTGCGTGACGATGACCGACGATAGGACAACGTTCAACGGCTCCACAACAATCTGATCCCGCAGCGGGCGTATCGCCTTGTCTGCGGACACGCGGGTATTGGTGTCGTGCGTGACACGTGCGGATCGAGTGCTAGGGTCTTGCAGTACCTGCATATGTCTCCTTAGATGGCACAAACGCTGAAAGGTCAGCCTCTATCCATTCGAGTAACGCGCCGCGGGAGTAGACCGCTACGAACTCGCCGCGCAAGCCGTAGCCGCGGGGGGCAGGATGCGTGAACGTGTAGAAGCGCCCGCGACAATACCTCACCTGTACGCAATCCCGTATCTGCAAATGCTCATGGATAGCCAGGGCTCGGCGGATTGCGTAGGGTATAGGGTTGGTCTTAGCCACGCGCGCAATACTACTGCAAATTGACAACGGGCGATGTGGGGGAAAATTCCCACGGACATTAGGGCCCAACAGGCTTAGGCACAAACCATAAAGCGCTGACACCACACAGCCGGCTGTCTTTACGCACTAGCCTTGGGTTATCCTCGCTAATACTTCTACTCCGAATTACTCCCCCCATTACTAAATCCGGTTCAAATAGATTTGCGCTCGCACAGCTAATAATAATCTTATTCTGTGCGTTAGAGTTTGAATTAGGGTTTTGCGGAGTTACGGGGCTGGCTTGGGCGTTCGTGGACTGGAAATTAGCGCAGTCCTTACACAGAATATTAGCCATATGCGCCCCGCCGTTAGTAACTAAGTTGATTCGACTTTCGAAAGTGCCGAACTGTACCACGCCCACCCCCACCGATGCAAGCCCCTGATATTTGCCGGTCAGAGTCTGTGCAATCTTTTGCAAGTTGCTAAAAATTCCAAGGCGGGCGGTTCGTCTGCTCCACCAAACCGTGCTCCACATCCACCCTCCCTAAAGGGAGGGGTGTGGTACGTGGAGCAGTGGAGCATGTTCCACGAAGCTCCGTGGAACAACGTGGAGCATGTGGAGCACAAAAAATTACAATTTGGAACGCGCATTTTTTAACTAGTTGAGGTTTATCTCAACCCCGTTAACGGAAATACGCCCACAATCTCTAAGGCTATCCAAGGCCCTTAGGATGTGCCGGGAGCGCTGATCGCGCACCCCTTCGGATACTGGGATCTGGTTTTTAACTAATTCAATTAGTATATTAACATCCACGGATTCGCCGCTGAGCCCTATTTGCTCTTCTAATTGCGAGATAATAAGCCGCTCGATATTACCCTTCGGCCCCCTTGGAGTGCGCTTAACGGCTCCGTCGTCGTTATAAGCCACTACACAGCTAGTTATCTCCTCGCCATCCGAATCCACCCCAAGCACCACAGTATTTAGCCGAAAACCAAACTCGGCCCCGTCCTCGGCATCCTTTTGCTTAGTGACCGTAACAGACCGCGCA